GCAATTCAAGACCGAGCGTCTGCATCTGGAACTCAAGGTCTTTCAGGTCATCACGGCCAGCGCCGATCGCTGCACCGGTATGCTCGACATACTTCATGTCCGCGTTTTCGGACGTCGTGCGAGTGAAACTGTTGGCACCGACAACGAGCTTGTCTTCCTCGCCGAATCCCTTGGCAAAGAGCATCGGGACGCGGGCGACGTGCAGGATGTTGCGCTGGTCGCTGGCCGACTGCCAGTGCGCCTGGTTGGTGAAAGCCAGATCCTCAAGCGGAGGCTCGCCGACCATGAACTCGGTTCGGTTGGCATAGAACGGGACGAGGGTGATGTCTGCAAGGCTTGTCATGCCATCATCGACGATACCCCACTCCTCCTTGCCTTCCTTCTTCAGCAGGCGGTAGACGCGGAACAGAACGCCAACATCGGTTCGGTCGAAGACGCGGACCTGCTGGATTTCGATCTGGTTGAACTCGTCTTCCGGATCGTTCTCGGTTGTCGTCTCCATGATCCTGACCTGCGTCAGGACGTGGCGGCCGTTGATTGTGGTCGACTTGAAGCCGATCAACGCGCAGGCTTCGATTAGAACCAGATACGGCCGGCGACCACTGTCGATATCATCCTTGCGGGTCGCATTCGGTTTGGCCGGCGGCATCTCGACGAGGATGTACGAGATCCCGTCAACCATCCCCGCTTCAAACACGGCGTAGGCGAAGTTGTTGAGCCCCTGCCCGGTCAGATCGATGTTCTCGGCATAGGTCTTCAGCTTGGCCGGAACATCATCACCCATCTGCACCGGCTTGGTGAACACCTTGCCGGCCATGTCCTTCACGGTCTTCTTGAAGCCGTTGAACAGAAAGGTTCGCGCCAACCGGTCCTTGTAGGCGGCTTCGCTCTCGGCAGCTTCCTGCGGCAAATAGGTCTTGCCAGCCTTGCGCATGGCATCTGTGCCACCCATCAACGTCCGCGGCAAGGCGCGCTTCTGCTCGGCGGCATCGAGAGTATCGGTCGTCGTGGCGACAGTATTGCTCATATCCGAAGCTCTTCCGATGTCGTGACGTGTTGTTTGGTCATGAGACCGGCGAAAGCTCCCGACGAGGCATCAACCTGGTCCTTGAAGGAACCACCGGGAAACATGCACAGCTCGTCGAGATAGTCTTGATTCCACTCGCCTTCGACGATGTAGACGTTGCCGGCTTCGCACTGGCTGGAGAACGGTTCGGCGCGCGTGACCTTGTCACCCGTTTCCGGCTGCGCCTTGACCTTCCAGCCCGCGAGCATGGCAACCATGTCCTGCGCTTGAACCTTGCCAGCTTGGCCAGGGTCTTGCGGAAGACTGATATCCACCTTCTTACCATCGACCTCGGCCGTTGCCTTGATCAGCCGGCGAACAGCGTTGCCTTCGTCCTGCGTCTTGGCGACATGCCCGACCACGAACTTGCCGTCGGGCGTCTTGCCGAGCTTCACGCCGGCTGTTCTGGCCGCCGTCACCTTCTTCGTGGCCGCCAAGTCCCAATGGCGGACCCAGCGCGTGCCTTCCGGTGCCTGCCGAATGATCTTGCCTTCGAACCATTCCCGCTTGAACAGGCCGCCATCACGAGGCACTGGCCGCTGCTGATACTGGCCTGCATAGGCATAAGGGCCTTTGACAATCTTCAGGTCGTCCACAGCATGGCGGCTGAACCGCTCCGGCAGCAGGAGTTCCCCGTCATAACGGCGCGGGTCGCTAAAGCCGATCGATGTCGTCTTCGTTGAGCCTTCGTATTCCATCGGCAGGCACAGATGCTCATAGGGAAGCCCGAGCTTCTGAATGGTGCCGGACACATCGTCCGAATGGAGCCGCTGCATGATGATCACGATCGCCGACTTGTCGAGATCGTTCAGGCGGTCGGATATAGATTCGCGAAATATGCGGATCGTGTTCCGCCGCTCGACATCACTCTCTGCCGTTTCCGTCGAGTGCGGGTCGTCGATGATCACCCGATCGCCGCGACCGCCGGTCATGGATGCGAACACCCTGCCCTCACGGCCGCCTGTCGCGGTATTCTCGAACTTGCCCTTTGCGTTCTGATCCTTGGAGAGCTTCAGGTCCGGCCACAGTGCCTGGAACCAGTCGCTTTCGATCAGCCGGCGCATCTTCGAATTGTCGCGGATCACGTTATCCTGACTGTAGGACGACGCGAGATAGCGCATATGTGGAAGGCCAGCCGGTCCCCATTCCCATGCTGGCCAGAACACGCTGTGCAGCAGCGACTTCATCAAGCCTGGCGGGCAGTTGGTCAGCAGCCGCGTTATCTGCCCTGTAGTGACAGCCTCGAGGTGCTGCGACATTGCATCCAACGGCCAGCCCCAGACCAGCGGTACTTTCGGCTCCAGCACATGCCATGCTTCACGAACAAAACCGGCGAGGGTTTTGCAGCGCACTCGGATACGCTCCGCATCCTTGGCAACACGGTCACGCTCGGCTCCCGCCTTACGCTTCGCTTCCTCCGCTCGGATCGCCCTCATCATCATCGCCGGTTCCACCGGCAAGAGGACCGAAGATGGCCTTGAGTGCTGCAAGTTGCTCATCCGATACGTTGGTCAGGTCAATGGGTATCGCGCCGCCATTCGGGCCGGAGTGTTGCTTCTTCTCAATCAGCAGACCATGCAGCTTGGCTTTGCCCATTACCGCCCCAAGGGCTGCCGAATGCTGTCCCGCGCCTGCGGCTGCCTTCTTGATCGCGTCAAGCTCGTCTGTGAGGCTCTGGATGGTCACACCGGCCTTTTCGGCAGCCTTCGTCTGCAATTCCTTCAAACGTGTTGAAATGTGTTGCGAACGTGCTAGCGCGGCTGCGTTGTGCCGGTTGGCTTTGAACCCTGCATCGACATATGCTTTTTCAGCCGTCTTGCCCTTGGCGAGACCTTGAGCGAACTTCTCGTGCCGTGCGTTCTTCAGGACTGGCATGGCTTAAAGACCACTCCTCATCCGCACGACCCGGCAACGATCGTATATCCGACGAGCTTGAGCTTCCCGTCCTTGTCCTGGACCCAGAAGTCTATTCTGATCGGCCTGCAGGTCGTCTTTGCCGCAATGGGCTTTTGAATGGATGGGATCGGGCGATCCGGCTTGACCTGCTCTTGCTTAGCCACGGCTGCCGTGAAGGCGCCGGCGGTGATGAGTAGGATGACAACCGAAGACTTGCTCACGGCAATCCCCTTAATACTTGATGCCTGCCGACTTCAGCACGGACTCGGCGGTCTTGATGACCTTGGCCCATTCCTTCTGAGTGGTCAGCTTGGTCTTGGTGGCGGCGTCGAGCTTCCGCTTTGCCTCGGCTGGCGATGGCTTCTTCATCGGATTGCCTCTTGATGGGTGGTGTCCAGCTTACCCGCTTGCGCCGGCGAAGTGCCTTGTGCGGCCCCGGCGCCCTTCTCAGGGATGAGCGAAGTCTTGTGGCCTGTCGCTGGTTGGGCAGGCTGGAGTATGGCCGCTGAATTGGTGATTAGAGCGCCCGCCAGATCCCCTCGCCGGGAGGCTGGTATGACTGGCAGCCGGACAGGAAGGCAGCGAGGATGGTCGCGCCTATGACGATGGCGGCGAGGATGAGGATGGGGCGGGTCATCTCGCTCTCCAAAGAAAAACCCGCCCCAGTGGCTGGAACGGGCTGTGATCGTGTTAACGAAATTGCGTTTCCTTAACATATCGTCTGAGACATGTTTCACGCGGCCTGTCGTCGCTTTGCCTCTCGCTGTCGCCGCTTTGCGTTCTGGGCTTCAGCCCAATCGAACCGCTCTAGCGTTCTGTCGAAGTCGCAGGCACTTGGCCTTGCATCGTCCCTTCTCCAGTAGGTCGCGTCTTCTGCGATGTTGACATGTTTATCGCCGATTTCAGGGGTATCTGGCAACATGTCTGAAACGTCAATATCGTTATTCTGCAATGTCTTGCGGTCCAACGCTAACAAAATACGCAAGATAGCCCGCTCTTTTCTGCGCCTTCCGGTCTCTGGGTGAATATCAATCCGCTTGCACCATTGCTTGAATATGCTGTCGGTTGCCATGCACCGAGCCCATGAGGTGAGGCATACGCGCTCATCTTCCTTGGTGACGAATGACAGCCACCCGAGGGTTTCCTCTGCCTGGCTGATCTCCCATGGCTTCGGAGCATTGTTGATCGAGTTCCAGAACGCTTGACGCTCGGCAGCGAGGCGTTCGGAACCCCAGCCGTTCTTGTCGGCCTGGGTGTACGGGATGGCGATCCAAGATCCACTGCCTCCGCCTGGGCCTACACGATACAGCCCTTCCATGATCTGGACCGCCCGAATGAACCGTTCGCCTATCTCTCGTCCTGTCATCATGCGCTCATTCTCCGATCGTCAAGGAGTTCCATTTGCGGGTCGCCAAACACTCGGCAGGCCCTTTCCCAAATCAATCCAACCAACGCAGCACGCTTGTTCGTTATACCATCAAGACCGAGGCACCACAGCTGCAGCCTTCCAACCGGTACACCGTCAAAGAAGGCAAGGAAGCGAGAGACATCGCGCTCCATGATCGACGGGTAGTTCTTCCGGAATGCCAGGATGATATCGCTGGTAGCCCATAAACCGGTCTCATCAAGCGCTGTGTCGTTGTTAGCGGTCTCCACCAGCGTCATGACCACGAACCGCGCGTGCTGCCTTCCATGGCGGCGCCTGATGCGATCCAGAGAAGCCACCGCCCTCGTCTGCCCGTGCTTGGGCATGACGTTCTTCGGAACGACTTCGACGTCGAACTCTTCGAAGATGGCCATAGCTTCCGGGTGATCGATCATTCCTTCCCCTTCCTCGTCCAGCCGTTATCCCTAACCAAGCGTCGGATGGTGCGCTCAGACACCCCATGCCAAGCGACAAGCCGCTGAACGCCGACGCCAGATTCCCATTCCCGCCGCAGCTCGGCGTAGTTGATCCTTGCCGAGCGGGATGTGTTGTTCTTGTCCCGCTTGTCGCGCTCCCATTTCTCGATCTTGACGATGGCTGTGAGAGCCGGAGCGGATAGGTCGTATTTGATTGCCAGATCCATCATCGACATGCCGAGCCGGAAGTCCTGATGGACGAGATCGTTCAAGTCCCGGTCCTTCACCAGCCTGTCGAGGCTGTTGGCCTTCCCTTGCGCGACCAAGCCCTTGAGCTTGGCGATGCGCTTCACCCCGAACATGATCGTCGTATGATCGCGTCCGCTGAATTCTCGAGCTATGGCCGGATAGGACATACCGAAGTTGGTTCTCAGTTCGTACCAGATAAGACTCCTCGGTTCAGTCGCGGTTCTCGACAGGCTCATGCCGATGATTTCGTCACAGTCGACGCCAAGCTCGGCGCATCGGGTGGCAATGTACTTTCGCGTCCGGTTGAACATCGGCACGCGGTTCCACTCCCATGCCTTCACGTGCTCGTTGAAGTCGATCTCTTTGCGCTTCCATAAAGGAAGGTCAAAGCGGCGGCGGACAGGCGGCGGATTTGACACGACGATGGCCACCACAGGCGGGCGGTATGCATTGGCGGGCTTCATCAGCTTCTGCCGGATAGCGTGCGCTGTAGCGATGTTCTCCGCGCCGGAGGAGTAGTTACGAACGGCTAGGGTCATGCTGCCGCCTCCATAGCTTGTTTGGCTTTGAGTACGGCGATGCAGAGGGCTATTGCTTGTCGTCCTGGCGGCCTGAGATCGACGTCTGTGAGGTCAGCCCAATCAAGTTCCTGATTGATTTCCCGCTTTAGCCGTTCGCCGTGCTCTGGGCTGTTGAAGTCTGGGAATACCCACGCATCATCCGATACGCAGCAGGTTGCGACACGCCATGCCCAGCCGGGGAGAACCCGATTGCAGAGCTCCACTGCAGCATCGATAGAGGCTGTAAAAGGAAGGCTATCCCAGACCATGCCGAGATTGCCGTCGTCGTGCTGAACGCCGCACTGCCCACGGATATCTTTGCGATGCGCCCATACCGGGAAATTGTCCCACGCCCAGTCGTAGCCAGGCTCCTGCATCTTCTTCGATCCGACGCGGAAGATCGCGTCCAGACGGGCATCAACCCATCGGTCTGGGCCTTCGCTCTTTTCTAGTCGTTCGATAAGCTCTTCGATAGTCATGCTGCTGCACTCCTTACCATTTCACGTTCAAGCTCATCGCGCGTCGTCTTGAAGTCGCGATGGAGGATTGCGAAGCCGCCTTCAAGCTTCCAGGCGTTGATGTTCTTCTCGAAGTCATCGATGAGGATGTCCCCGCGCGAGTGCATGAAGAGCGGCTTGTTGCGGCCGCCCATGACCGGCAGGACGTGGCAGGTGGTCGACAGATGCTCCCGGACCCATTCCCGCTTCTGACGCGCTACGTGGGCGTAGTTGGAGCTCGGGCACGCCGTGAGGATGATCGGGTTCAGCCACGAGATGCGGTCGAAGAACTCCTTGGCACCGGGGCATAGCGGCATGTCGCGGAAGTAGCTCGGGTGGTTGTTGATGGTGGACCACATCGCATCATCGGCCATGCCGCGGTGATCGATACCGAACAGCGCCGGGAAGTGAGCATCGAAGTCGGCCATGACGCCGTCGAGGTCGAGATAGACGTGAGGTCTCTTCATCCTTCCCTCCCCGCTTCAGATGCTGTCGAAATGCGCCGGCGCTTCGGCCTGTCGCGGCTTATCGGGAAGAACCTTCGGCTGTGGCAGTTCGTGGAAGGACAAAGGTTTCCTCCGCTCCCACGACATTTCGTAAGGTGGGATAGTCACCTGCATCTGGGATTGATTGTCGATCGCGTCCTGGATCTGCTTTGCAACATCCTGGTTCCACGGCAGAACGTAGTAGCGGGGAGCATTGCCGAGATCGATGAGGATATAGATGGCCTCGTTCGGCATCAGCTTGGAACCGAGGATCAGGTAATCACCGGATGGACCGGTCACGCCGCCGATCAATGGAACCGGCCAGCCGAGGCAGACGGCGAGAGAGACGAGCGCAACCGGGCTGCTTAAGAAAAAAGCGGCAACAGACAGGAGCCGCAGGCGAGTAGGACGACGGGACCATACCGCCACCCACGCGCAGGCGCCTAAGATGACCGTGAGCACGATCCATGAGGAAATGACGGTATTCATCAGGATTGCCCTCCTTGGGCTTTCTTCGCTGAACGAAGCGGTCGAAAAACGTTGTTCATGCTGGCTTTGTCGACGTTGCCGTCCTTATCCATCTTGAACGTCACGACGGTCTTCTCTTGACCTTGTCTCGTCAGTTCGACTTTTGACGTAAGGATGGTCCTGCTCGATGACTTGCCGTCCTTCCCGTCGTTGATCGAGACGATCACATCGACCGGGACAGGGAGTTGCGGGCACCTGAAGCAGTGCAAGTTCAGGGTATACTCGCCGGCAACCACGCCTCTGGTATACGCATTTTCGAAATTCAGGGCTGTTGCATCCGGCATGAGGCCGAGATCATCGCGCAGCAGGTTCCAGATAACGCCGGATTTGTTGGAATACCCAACCGGGACAGGCTCCGCCGGACCAACAACCCAGAGATCGACATCTGTGTCACCGGCCGGCCATGCGGCATAGACGGTCAGATTGCCCGGAGGCTCGGCTGAGGCTTGCAACTGCGCATGGATCTGCGAGGCCGCAAGGATGATCAGGAGCGTGGCCGCCATTCCGATCAGCGCATTCATCAGCACGTCGCGGAAGGCTATGCCATTGACTTCGTCGCTGGGCTTGCTCATTGGCCTGCATCCTTCTGCAGGAGTGCCGTGGCTGTGGAGAGCATGACGAAATTGACCTGCAGCCAGAGGCCGAGCGAAGTCCCGATCAGCGTCGTGTAAAAGGCGATCTTCATCCCGGCGATCATGATCGAGACCGAATGCAGCGCCTCCGTCGCGCTCGACACATCCATCCCTTCAACCGCATGAGCAAAGCCGAACATGTTGCCGATCAACCCAAGCGTCACCAGCCAGACCGCGATGTGACCGATATGGGAATTCTTGATTGCGAACTTTGAAGCGTCGACGATGCGGCGCTGCTTCAGATCATTGAGGCCGATCGATACCTTTCTGGCCCGCGCGCAGAGCGATGCAAGCCCGACGACGAAGACCGCCACCATCAGATAGCCTATGCCGGTCGTCTCGCCCTTGAAGAGGATCTGGACGTAACCGTGGAGCCAGGCCCAGATCACCGCGGCGATTCCAATCGCATTCCAGATGAGGAGCCGATACATCAAGAGATTCGTCAGCATGTCAAAGTTCCTTTGCTGTGTGATTACGGGTGCATGCACTGCCTTTCTGGAGGAGATTTGCGGCCGACCTCGTGACCTCGATCTTGCGGCCTTTGCGATAGATCGGCTTGAGGTTGGGAAAGAGAGAGTCGGCGCTGTCCGCCGCTGCCTCTGTCGAAATGATGAGCCCCGATATCGGAGAGTTCAGATAATCCAAGAACGCTTTCCACGCGGCCTCTTTGGCTTCCGCCTGGGTGGCGAAGATAACGTCGCGCTTTCCATCGCGTAAAACGAAGTTGGTCGAGCGGTGGACCTGGCGATAGAAACCTATCCAGCCGCTCGGCGTCTTCATTGCTCCAGCGTCGAAGCGGTTGCTCATGCTCGCCTCGCTTTGGTCTTGGCCTCTTTGACGGCATGCTGCAGTTTCGCCACGGCCATGATTGACGGCTTTACCTCTGGCTCGGCCCCGTCGTAGTCCATGCCGAATCTTCCGCCGAGACGAGGCAGGAGTGCGCGGGGGATCAGTGTCCAGTTGGAAGGATCGGTGTTGAGCCGGTTGCTATCGACACACTTGAGGCAATGGCCTTCGGGTACTGGACCGTTGACCTTCTCCCACTCATGCAGATGCTTCAGGACATAGCGGCGCTCGTATCCGGTGTGCGGGTTCACCTCGTCGATGCTGACCTCGACATACCCGTCCTTCGACACCCGTTCGTGGCCGAGATAGTTGGTGTTGTGCGGCTCTTGGCCCTTCTTGAACTGCGTCCGTCGAGCGTTCGGATGGAGCCCGCCAGTACCAGGCGCACATTTCTTGCCCTTGTTCATCGGCTCGGCACCCTTGGCGAAATGACCGGTTCGGCCAGTCTTCCAGCCCTTACGCTTGCGGAGAGCGTGGAGGTTTTGTGCAGACACGTCTCGACCGAACCGCTCGACGAATGCGCGGTGGAAGTCAGCTATCGGGAGTAAGCGGTTGGCCTCAAGCCATGCCATCTCCCCGGCTGAATATGCGATAGCCCGGCCCTTCATTCTGACTTGGCCTCGATCATGGGGAGATATTTGCCGACGTAAGCGCCATGCTCTGCAACCAGCTTGGCACCCTTTAGGGCGAGATCGGCGTTCTGCACGATCTGCTGGCTGACGGCGACGATCGCTTCCGTGCGCTTGACCTCGTTCTCAATCTGGTCGGGCGTCATCTCCTCTTCGCTGAGGCGCTCAAGTTGGGCAAAGAGATGGTTGTTCAGGTCGATGAGCTTGTTTTTCATGCGTCTGTCCTCAGTTGGATCCCATGTTCTGCGGCGAGTTCGTCTAGCCATTCCAGCCCAGCCCGCCCCATGGCGCGGTGGCGATCGGTTTGAACGCTGTCGTGGCGGTCTTCAGACTTCCACTGGTAGCTTTTGCGAAGATCCCGGATGGCCCATTCCAAAGCGGCTGCAAACGTCGGCCGGTCGCCGTAGAAAGGACCCCCATGCCCGCACCAGCCTTGGAGGTTGTCTCTTGTGCTGCGGCTCCACGTGCCGTCTGCGTTGCGCATGATGCCAATCTTCAGGTAGCTGGTGCCCTTCTTATCGAGCTTCGTCTCAAACCACCTCGGCAAGTCATCGACGGGCGGAGCCGGTAAAGGATCGAAGCGGAAGGCAAGCTGGTTCAAAGATCCAACTCCGCTGGGCGCTCTTGGCGCATGGAAACGTATCGGGTGAAGGCAGCATCGAAGTTGACGCGCTCGACAATCGTGGGATCGCCCCAACGGACTTTGATCGCGGCGATCTCGGCGATTCCTTCGATCTCCGACCCGAAGACGGTGTTGATGACCTTCCAGTCCTGCGGCGTGGCTGCGACCTTCTCCATTTCCTTCTTGTACTTTTCCGGTCGGTAGAGGGTGATCACCGCGTCATAGTCGGCGCGGGCGTTCTCGCCGCCGTACAGGTCCTTGGCGATCGGTCTCGGGTTCTGCCGCTTGCCGCTTTCGCCGTTCCTCTGGTTGAGGATGAGGACGGATGCACCGAGCTCATCAGCCAGGGCTTTGAACTCGACGGTGACATCTCCAGAGATCCTGTCGGCCGATAGCTTGTCGTTCTTCGGCTTCACCTTGCCGATGTGGTCAAGGACGATGAACGGGGTTTTGGAGTTTGAGCGGTTCTTGATGAACCGGCGGGCATAGGCCATCAGCCTGTCAACGCCTTCCCGCTGGCAGCGTATGATGTCGAACGGCTGGGCATTGATCCAGTTGGCGAAGGTGACGCACCGGTCCTGCTCGGTCTGGGACATCAGGCGCATCGGCTCGCGCTGCTGGCTGCCGCTGATCTGATGAACCTGGGAAATCATCTGCCGGACGCACTGGGCTGGGGACTGGTCATAGGAAAGAAAGAGGACTGGATGCCCCTTCTGTACCGCGTGGTAGATGAGCTGCATGGTGAGGGAGGATTTGCCCTCGCCGCTCGACGACAGGAGCCCGTAGAGATTCCCAGCTTCAAAGACCGGTTCCGATAGAACCTTGGCTATCTCCGGCAGGGCGATCGGAACGCCGACAAGGCCGTCGCGCTTGGTGGAGGCTTGAAATGTTGAGAGATATTGCGAGCCCGGAGATTTGACCGCCTTCGTCTCGGAGAAGCGCGAGCGAAGATCCTTCAACCGTTGCTCGAGATGTTCGATCTCGTCTCCGAGGGTGAGCAGTGAGTGGCCTTCTTGCGCCAGACTGGCGATACAGTCGGCTTCCCTTTCAAGCTGTCGGGATACCGAAGCCCACTTGACGATCTGGAGCTTGGCGTCGAACTCTTGCGGGAGCGTATAGAACCCTGCCTTTTGCAGCCTCTCAAGGTAGTCTGCTGGCGAGATCTCCAGCTTATCCATCACCTTCGGCACAAACGGCTTGAGCGTTGAAGCGTCTGCTACCTGATGGCCTGTAAATAGCTGTTGTGCGGCCGAGAAGGCAATTTGATGCAGCCCCTCCAAAAAGTCATGAGGCTCGAGGCCGCAGGATGCCAGAATATCATTTTTGTTGAGAATGCCCGACAGTATGAGTTGCTCGGCTTTGACAACATCATCTTCTGAGATGCCGTCCATAAGGCGTGCATCGGGCGTGAAATCGCGATTGGGAGCGTTCATGCGCTCCTCCCAGCGTAAAGGATGACTGGCGAGCGCGGGAGGCGCGGTTTCTCTGTCCAGACGTACCAGGCATGGTCCTCGGTGCCGGTAACACCGTCGAGGGTCCAACTGATGCGATCCGTGAGGGAGATCTTTGCGGCGAAGCGAGGATTGTTCTGGAACAAATGCTTTCGGGTGTTCCCGAAATCGAACTTCGCGGTCAGGAGGAGCGCCACCAATCCTTTGCACCGGGTCAGGGCATACTCGGCGAAGAGCTTGGCGTCTCGATTACCCTTGCCGTAAGGCGGGTTGGTGATGATAGCGGAGACGTCGGGCCACACACCATGCGGCTTCAAGAAGTCGTAGAGGGAGTCGTGCGCTCTGTCATAGACAGCAATGTCAGAGGTATAGACCGTGTCGGCCTTTTCCTTGAGAACATCGGCCATAAGGTGGTTGCCGGCCGCCGGTTCCCACACGGTCATCCAGTCGACCGGGAAGTGCCTTAGAAGCGCGTCTGTCACCCATGGCTCTGTTTGGTAGAGATCGTTCTCGGCCCGAGCGTATTTCGATGCGGTGACCGTCATGCTACCGCCCTCTCATTGCGCTGCATGCGGAGCGCAATCCACGGCTCTTGATACCGCTTGGCGTGAAACTTCATCTCGTTGTGTTCCCAGCACAGAGCCACGGCGACTGCCTCGGCGGCGTCATCGGCTAGCGCCTTGGTAGATGGAAGCTTGACGCCCAGCCTCTCAACTTCTTGGATAGCTGGCGTTTTCCAGTCGTTCTTGAATTTCGGTCGGCCGTACTTGTCGAGAACCTGCTGCCCATTCTTTTTGACTGGCTTTTGCGGTGGTTTGAATTTTGCCCCGAAGAACATTGATCGCCACGTACCGGCGGGAAGGGTCGCGTATGGGATGCCCCAATTTGCCAATACACCCACGACCGCAGTCGCAGATATCCAGGCGTAAATCATGGCGTCAGCGCTGGTGTTCCCGATATTGGCGAGTGCGGCCTCTTCCAGAACTGCGAAGTCTGGAGCGCGGCCATGCTCTTTCTTGTGATCGAGGATGAGCGCCTGCACCTTGCGGGAGATCTGGTCGCCGGTGAAGTAGTGGTCTGCCTTGGCTGGCACTTCCAACACGCCGCAATTGACATGGGCGCAGTTGTTGTCTCGGCGTCGAGCTTCAGGGCTGTAGAGAGCATATCCGGTGTATTTCGAGGGATCGAAGCCCATGATCCACGTCATCACCAAGCCCTCCCGACGGAGGTAGCCTTACGCTCGCTCTCAGTGCCCCGTCCGCGCGCGATGGCTGCATGTTCGGCGCAATACGAACCGTAGAGCCGACGCCCGCCGCAGCAGAACATATGGGGACCGATGTTGTCGTCGATTGGGAATTTGCAGTGATGCGCCTCCAGCAAGGCGAACTCGACCGGCGCGACCGCTTCCGGAACTTCGGGCTCCGGGATGAAGACAATAGGTTCAGCCTCGTCGCAGGCAACAGGACGGGGAGAACGCGGTACGCTCTTCGGGGCTTTGCCCGCCCGCCTGGATGGTTTCGCACGGCTACCGGCAAGTGCGATTTCCATCCGCATTGCTTTGCCGATGACCGAGTTGCGAGACGTGCCGAGCTTGCAGCCTATCTCGTTTGCGGAGTGCCCCTCGGCAACCATCTGCCGGAGGATGGCGATGTTCTGATCTGTCCATGAGAATGGAGTGCGTAGCATATCGACCTCCTCAGACCAGCGACTGAAGGCGCTTGTAGTGGCGCTCTACGGCCATGAACGGCATCTTCATGATGGAGGCGCAGGCGGCAACCTTGTACTTACGACGGATCAGGTCGAGGAGCTGTTCGTCATGCTCCGGACGCCAGCGCTGCGCCGAGCCGGGTGTGCGAATGCGAATGCTCGCATCCTTGATCGCGTTGCCATCGGAGGCGTCCGCCATCACGATCTTGTAGCCTTTGCCCCAGATCGTCTCGACAACCAGACCGACATCGGCCAGCGCCGGCCGGATCTTGCAGATCATGACGTCGATGATCTTCATGTCGGGGCCTTCGCCATGCTCGTCGAGGAAGACGCTGGAATAGATGTCGCCCTTCTCCGCCATGCGCGGGAAGCAGTCGATCAGGTACTTGGCCATGTTGAACTGCTGACGACTGAGTTTCACCGTCTTGTCGCCGTTGGTGATCCGGCAACCGATGCTGTCGACCAGGATGTTGACGTCATCGACGAACTGCAGGCAACAGGGACAAATGATGGAATTGCGTCTCGCCGGGGCGTCAATCTCTTGGTCAACTACATCCGCTTGCATGATGGAACCTCTGGTGGGAGAGAGAAAGCCAGAGGCATTTGCGCCTCTGGAGGTTGACGGCCGCGCTTGGGAGGAGGACGGCGGCCGTGCAGGGAACTTGTTACGCAGCGTCGGAGAATGGATCGTCGCCGGTTGCCGGCGGTTCTTCATTGGTGTTCGCCGCTTTCGCAGCGTTGCGCTTCTCCATCGCCGACTGGAGATTTTCGCGGGCGATGCGCTGGCCTTCGTCGTAGCCGTCGAGCCATGCGCGATCTTCGGTGCTGCCGGCCTGATACTTCTTGGAGACACGATCGAGAGCGGCGAGACCCGCCTCGACGCCGGCGGCGTAAATCATCTGCTCGGAGGTCACGCGGTCGGCGAGGAGATCGCCCTTACTGTCGTCTTGGATGAGACCGAGCCGGACACGATTGCGCCTGAGCATGTTGAAGTTGTCGACCTTCTTCTGAGGGTCGTCGGTGGTCATGCAGTCGATGTAATCCTTCATTTCGGCTTTGGAGAAACCGTCATTCTTCAGATCCGCATCGATCTTCTTTTCTTCAGCCTTGAGCTCTTCTTGCCGGCGGCGAACGTCGAGCTTCTTGCGGATGTGATGGCTCCAGAGCGCCTGGTGCTCTTCCGCGTTCAGTGTTGTGTTGTGCCCGACTGCTGTCATTTTTCACCGTCCTTTCTCTGTTTGCGTTGCTTTTCAAACGTTAGGAGGACCCACTCCCAAAGCCTATTGACGAGGCTCCTGATCAGCCGCATTGCCATCCCTCAGTGTCAGGCGTTCGGCACGATACCGAGCCGCCGCGTCTTCGTTTGCTTGGCAAATCCTGTCGTAAGCGCTGACGGCAATCATCAAAGCTCGGTAGACAGAACCGGCCACGTCTTTCATCTCGCCCGTCTTGTATTGGAGACGGAAGAGATAGCTCTCAGGGATCCCGGTGATCTTGGAGACCCTATAACGGACAGACTTTTCCTTATCGCCACGGCCCTTATACTCACGGTTCATGAGTTCGCAGGCCCAGCCTTTTGCTTCAATCAACGCTGTACTTGTCATCTCTGCCTCGGAAACCTTCTTTCCGGATTCGGAAACACTTTTGCCGTACATCCTTTGTCCTCTGTGCGATGTTCCTTTCATCGAAGGAGAGACACATGAACGGCGAACAACTTGAATTCTCATGGACATTCCCAAGCTCTGATAAACCTGGGCGACCTCCGCAGAATTCAGGCTCGAAGTTCAAACCTCGCCCGACGACCGGACATGATTGGAACGCACTGACTGCGCATGAACCCGAACGCTAAGATTGGAACCTGAAGCATCGGGGATTTCGATAAGAAGAAAATCGAGAGCCCCTTCGGGGGCGCTGGAAATAACGCGCTCGGTGAACTTCTCGT